CGGACACCGAATCGGTACTGGAGGTGATAGATCGACATGTCAAATAATGAAACCACAATCTGCCCTGCACTAAGCCGGTCTATCGATCCTGCATATTGTATGGAACTCCAAATGTCTGAAGAGGGCGACATTTCCATGCTCCCTGAGGATGATCATTTTACGAGCGCCCAGAGTGATATCTGCGCTGAATGCACATATCGCGGAAACCCCTTTAAGAATGGTTGACACATAAACACAGAGATCAGCATTTGAAGCACTTCGAAAGAGGTGCTTTTTTAATGCCCAAATCACGTTAGAAGACATCGCAGAGGCGGTGTTTTTTATATTAGCGGCCTGATGCCGCATTACACAAGGAGGTATGGCCAGATGCCAGAAGACCAAACAACCCCAGCAACACCACCTACCACCCCACCTGCAGATGATACCAAGACATATTCAGCTGATTATGTTAAGGCACTTCGTGAGGAATCGAAGGGGTACCGTCAGCGGGCCACCGGCACCGAGAAGGCGATACGCACAGCGCTTGGCCTTAAGGATGACGAGGAGCTCGGAGACATCGAGCAGCGGATCAAAGCCAAAGAGACCTCCGCCCTGCAGGCAGCAAACGACCGTTTGATTGCCGCAGAACTTAAGGGGCTCGAAGGGTATGACCAGAAGCTATTGTCCAAAGTCATCGATTTAACCTCGGTCAAGATTGACGATAAGGGCACCGTTTCAGGTCTCAAGGAAGCCGCTGAAGCTGCTGCCAAAGAATACCCAGCAGTTAAGACCGGTACGAAGCAACCCTTTGTACCTCCGAACCCAGCCGCGGGAAGCGGGGCAACAAACCCAAACCAAGCAATGAACGACCTCATTCGCGGTAAGCGATGAGGATCAACGAAAATGGAGGTAAAGCACTATGTCATTAATCGAAAGAACAGACGCAGATGCGCTCATCCCGGTAGAGACCTCGGATGAGATCATCAAAGCCATCACCCAGCAGTCTGCCGCCTTGGCGCTTATGCGCAAACTGCCGAACATGTCCAGGAAGCAGGTTAAGATGCCTGTCCTCTCTGCCCTGGCAACCGCCGGTTTTGTCACCGGGGATACCGGGCTAAAGGCTACGAGCAAAGCTGCTTGGGCGAATAAGTTCATCACGGCAGAAGAAATCGCTGTAATCATTCCTGTTCCTGAAGCCGTTCTCGACGATGCCGAGTATGACATCTTCGGTGAAATGAAACCGCAGATCGTTGAGGCTTTCGGCATGGTCATCGACGGAGCCACGTTCTTCAGCGTCGACAAGCCCGCATCTTGGCCTTCTGGGCTATATGATGGAGCCGTCGCGGCAGGTAAGTCCGTGTATCGTGGTGCCGGAATTGATATCGCAGCTGATGTTGACTCCCTCATGGCACTTGTTGAGGCAAGTGGTTATGATGTAACCGGCTTTGCGGCTGCTGTGGGCGTTAAGAGCTCCCTGCGCGGTCTCAGAGACAACACCGGTGCGCTCCTGTATCAGCCTTCGCTGCAGGTGGGAACCCCTGGCGCGCTGTATGGTCAGACAATCAATTACCCGAAGAATGGTGCATGGGACGCTGCCAAAGCGCTCATGATCGGCGGCGATTTCAGCCAGGCTGTTTATTCCATCCGTCAGGACATCACCTACAAGGTGCTTGATCAGGCCGTTATCTCCGATGGAGATGGCAAGATCATCTACAATCTTGCACAGCAGGATATGGTTGCCTTGCGTGTCGTGATGCGTCTTGGATGGCAACTGCCTAACCCGATCAACCGCATGGATGGTACTGCGAATCGTTATCCGTTTGCGATCCTCGCTCCTACTCTCGCGGCACTCACTGAACTGGACGTCGTAACTGTCGCCGGTGAAGTCCTGACGGGAGACTCTGTTGTGAGCATCGATCCTTCCAGTGCAGGAACCGGCATGAAGTATGTCTATAAGAAGGGGACTTCTTATTACACCTTCGTTTATGGCGAAGACCTGTCTACCTGGACCGACGTCGCTGACGAAGACACGATCGCCGCCGGAACATCCACGAAGCTCACAGTCGCCCTTGTTACTACTGCTGGCGCTGCCCGTGCCCGCGGTATTGCTGTGATCAACAAGAAGGCTTAATTGGAGGTGCCCTAAATGGATCCGTATATCACCATTACGGAGGTAGCCGAGTTTGTTGAGGGCCTCCTCCCTTCTTCGGATCCGGATCGCGCGGCGTGGGAAGCAGTTGAATCAGAAGCGGATAAGACCGCTTTCCTCTCGCAAGCTATGCTCCGGATTGAATCTCTTCGTTACGCAGGCAGACCGGCGGATGTCAATCAGTTGGTCTGCTTCCCTCGCACCGGTCAACTCATTGTCCCTGATGAAGTTAAGCAGGCGCTTGCTCTTGAAGCGTGCGCCTGCGCCTCCTTCATAACGGATACTGATGCGAGACAGCGGGAAAAACTGCAGACGCAAGGGGTCAAAGCCTTTTCTGCTGGCCGACTGTCCGAGTCGTATGGGCCGAGATCAGGGCGCACGAATTTACGCAGCGAGATGGCGCAGTACTTACTGACGCCCTACCTGGCTGGGGGTGTGCGAATTGTTTAACGTCTATATGAACACAGAAATCGGATGGAAGAGCCGGACCGGCAGTAAGGATAACGGCGCCGCTATCTTGGGCGAAGGGACACAGATCAAAGCATCTGTTGAGTTTAAGCGAAAGCTGGTAAGAAACACCAAGGGTGAGCAGGTCATCAGTGAGGCAACCATCTGCACGACGCAGGCGGTTACTACCGGTGACATCCTCACGATCGATGGTCGTGATTGGACAGTAATCATGTCAGATCCCGTAAGGGGGCTTGGTGGATCCGTCCTCTACTATGAGGTAAACCTATGAGCACGTACTCCGTGAATGATGCGACATCGTTTGAGTCGGTCATGCGGGAGATTAGTGCCAAGCTTGACATCATGGTAGATGAGATCACGGCAGATGTGAGTCGGGCGATCAGCGATGTAGCTCTGAATTGTCTGGAGTTGTCCGTGCCCAAAGCCCCCATCGAATCGGGGGATCTACGGAGTAGCGGATATGCCAAGATCAACGGGTTGCCCTTTGCTGAAGGGACGGAAAGCGGCGGCGCGCGTGTAGTCGGTATTATGGTCCCCTCGGACGATGTCACTATCGAAGTGGGCTATAGCAGCCCTTACGCGCATCGACAGCATGAGGATCTAAGTCTCGCTCATGATCGCACGGATGGCTATCGAAGGTCCGACGGATCAACCGTGAATATGGTTGCCGGAGGCGAAGCAAAGTTCCTGGAGAGCGTCATCGTCGAGAACATCGACAAATGGGGCAATCATATCCGGAGTGCGGCGAGTAAGGCCATTAAGGGGGAATAGGAAATGCCAACTTTTCTTACGGATTTGAAGTCCTACCTTGTGGCGTGTCGCCGAGCAGACAATTCATTGATCATTAGTGGCCCGGACAGCGTCGGACGGGATGTAATTCCCGACACACCCGATACAGCCATCGGGCTGTTCGTTTGGGCGCACTCGATCCCGAGCATTAACTATGGGCTCGGAACAAGGTACGTTCAAGTTGCAGTTCGGGCTCTTGATGGAGATGATGCGTACAATCTCGCCAGTGAACTTCTCCCCTTCCTCGACAGCGGATCAGAAGAGACAGCCATCAATCTATCCTCGACAAGATCAGTCACCGGGCGTCCTCGTTCGGGTGTTAAGAAGCTCAGCGTCGATACCCTTGGACGAACGACCTATTACTTTGATGTGGCCCTGTTTGGGTCCAATCTACCTTAAGGAGGTAAAGCACTATGGCAGAAGCACTTAAAGGTTTTCGCGGCGCGAGAATGTGGCCTATAACCACCAACGACGCTACTACCTATGCCACCGGGACAATGTTCGCATTGCCGGGTGCGCAGGAATTGACCAAAGAAACGAAGCGTTCGGAGTACACCATCCCCGCGGACGATGGTGTTTATGCAACCGGCTCGGATTTCTTGTATGAGGATCTGACATTTAAGGTTGCTGAGCTCTCGCTCGAGCTCGAAGCAAAGCTCCAGGGCAGCACCTATGTGTCG